CCTTAATATACCGCTAATGTACCGAAAGGGATTCGGGAAAGCCCGGGCGATCCCTGGGAAATGTCCGCTTGTGTGCCTCTAATATGCCGTTAATGTGCCTCTAATATACCTACACCCCCAAAATGGCCGGTACGTACGTATATATCCCCCCCTAGGGGGATATACGTACCAGGCGTGTATGCATGACATACCGACCATCCGGCGGGCCTCTATCCCCGCGCTGGCGCATCAGGGGCCATCTCCGGCACGCGCCGATCGGGCGAAGCCCCGCGCTCTTCCGCGGCCGCGCGCGCGGCGCAGGCGTTCACGACGCGAACTAGCCGCAGCAGGCGGGGTGGGGGCATCGACCCCGGAGGCGGGGGGCTAGATATTTACATGGCCCCCCTGTATAAATGGGACCACAATTTGGAATGTTTACTTTTTATAAAGGTGGTAAATGGGCAAAGCACAGAAGGCTGGCGCTAAGGTTGACGAAGCCTTTAGCTGGGCCAGCAATGTCAAGCGGGCTTGGATGTTTGTTCTTGGAGCTGCTGTAATTGGATTTGCGGTCGGGGCAGTCATTTAGTGGCGACGTGGAATAACAAGGCTGGTCAGAACCCCAAAGGTGGTCTTAACCAAGCTGGTCGCGATTCTTACAACAGGGAAACTGGGGGCAATCTAAAGCCGCCTGTTAAATCTGGAGACAATCCGCGCCGCGCGTCCTTCCTGGACCGCATGGGTAATATGCCTGGTCCTATGGAAAGAGATGGAAAGCCCACTAGGCTTGCCCTTGCCTTGAGGGCTTGGGGCGCTAGTAGCAAAGAGGACGCCCGTCAGAAAGCAAGAAATATTTCTGAGCGGAACAAAGCGTAATGCCTTCCAGTTCTGAAAAGCAGCGCAGATTTATGGCCGCTGCAGCGCATAATAAAGCGTTTGCAAAAAAAGCGGGCATACCGCAGAGTGTTGCCAAAGAGTACAATCAAGCCGACAAAGCAAAGAGAACGGCTAGAGTATTGAAAGATATGGATAATGTCGGACGAAGTTGAAAAGTTAGTCTTTGAGCCTAAAAGGACCCGCGGGCCGAACAAGTCTACTAAGAACGCCAGGGAGGCTATTGGTAGGTTTGTCGATGGCAACGCTGACAGGCTTCAAGAATGGCTTGACGAAGTGCATGATCGTGACGGGCCGCGGGCTGCGTTTCAGTGCTTTCTCGATCTGATTGAGTATCATGTCCCGAAATTGAACAGGACGCAGCTTGTCGGGAACGAAGAGGGGCCGGTTGAGCTTGTTATTAAATGGCAACAAGAGAAATAACGTTAAGTTATCAGCCAAGAAAAGCATTTAAGACATTTCATAATAGGAAAGAGCGGTGGGCTTGCCTTGTGGCTCACCGAAGGGCTGGCAAGACGGTAGCGGCGGTCAATGACCTAATCCGCGCCGCAGTCATGTCCAAGAGCCCGAACCCGCTTTTTGGCTATATTGCGCCTTTTCGCAGCCAAGCAAAGTCTGTGGCCTGGGACTACATCAAGCAATATGCGGCTCCTATCACTAAAAACGTAAATGAAGCCGATTTATTAGTAGAACTGATTAATGGGGCTAAGATTCGGCTTTTCGGTGCCGACAACGCCGACGCAATGCGCGGCTTGGGCTTTGATGGCATCTATATGGACGAATACGGCGATTTTAGGCCGTCTGTCTGGGGTAATGTCATACGCCCCGCGCTATCCGACAAACAGGGCTGGGCGGTCTTTGGGGGGACGCCAAAGGGCAAAAACCAGTTTTGGGAGATATACGAAACTGCCAAAAGGTCAAAAGACGAGTGGTATCTGCTCAGACTGACGGCTACGGACAGCGGCATACTTAGCCCCGAAGAACTGGACGCCGTTAAGGCGCAAATTACGCCAGATCAGTATCTACAAGAGTATGAATGTAGTTTTGAAGCTGCCATTTTGGGCGCTTATTACGGCGTTGAGATGCGCCAGGCGGCAGAACAAAAGCGGATTACAAAGGTAAAATATCAGCCTGAAATGGAAACGTTTACGGCTTGGGACTTGGGCTACACAGACGACACGGCGATCTGGTGGTATCAGGTAGCAAGGAACGAAATTCACTTAATAGACTACTTTTCCGGCTCTGGGCTGTCCATTTCCGCCCTGGCAGACGTTATTAGAAACAAGCCATATCATTATGGAAAGCACATCTTGCCCCACGACGCCAGGGCCAAGACTTTGGCAAGCCAGGGGCGCTCGATTATTGAACAATTAGGCGATCACATTGGCATTTCCAGCCTATCTATAGCCCCCCACCTTTCCGTTCAAGACGGCATCCAAGCGGTCAGAATGACCTTGCCTAAATGCTGGTTTGACGAAGACAAGTGCCGAGATGGCATAGAGGCTTTAAGGCAATATGAAAGAGAATATAGCGAAGATTCAAAGAGTTTTAAGCAAAATCCAAAGCATAATTGGTGTTCTCACGGTGCAGATGCTTTTCGTATGCTTTCCGTCTCTTGGAAAAGTCCTCCGTCTAGTGTAGTAATTGACCCGAATAAACCATTGATAGTTGGTCCGGGTAACACGGCTACTCTTAACGATATGTGGGAGAGCCAAAGACGCCAACGGAGAAGGCAAAGAATATGAGCATAGATACCCCTTATAGCATGAATTATGAACACGTTGCCGCAAGCCAAACGGCGCAAGTCCTTGGCACTACTGGCGGTACGGGGGATTATTTGCAGCGCCTTGTTTGCACAGTTTCTACTGCTGCTACCTCCACTGTCACTTTGCTAGACGATACACAGTCTCACGTTGTTCTACCTGCAAACGTGGGCGGTGGAATCCGTGTCTACGTTATAGAAATTGGAGCTTCTTCTAAAAACGGAGCCTGGAAGGTGACAACTGCCGCCGGCGTGGAAGTTCTTGCAATCGGAATCTTTTCTTAACCCTCATTTAAGGAATTAATTATGCCTTACGGATACAGCCCCTCTCAGTTAGCAAGCGTTATGCAACGTATGCGCCCAGCAAATGCTGCTATGCAGCCTGGGATGCCCCAGGCACCTATGACGCAAAGGGCGTCCAGACAGCAAATGATGCCTCAGGGGCCTATGACGCAACAGCAAATGAGGGCCGCTCCTACTGCTCAAGCTCCTGTAATGGCTAGCCCAAATGTAATGCAGCGCCCTGTTGCGGCACCTGCAATGCCGATGGTTAATAGGAATATTATGCCTGTAAGGGGTTAATATGCCGGTTCAAGAACAAAACTCTACGCTATCCAAATATCTTGAGATTGTTTCTTGTTACGAAAACGATTTTAAGAAATGGGAAGGTAGAGTAACAAAGATTATTAAAAAATACCGGGACGATAACCGATCTAATTCAAGTTACGAAACCGCAAAGTTTAATATTCTTTGGTCAAATGTCCAAACACTTATTCCGGCGGTGTACTCACGTCTGCCAAAAGCAGAAGTAAGCCGCCGGTTCGGCGATAGCGATCCAATCGGCAGGGTCGCATCGCTACTTCTTGAGCGTAGCCTCGACTATGAGATCGAGCATTACTCTGATTATCGCTCATCTCTTTATAACTCTGTCGAAGACAGGTTTCTTGGCGGCAGAGGCGTGTCTTGGGTTCGTTATGACCCGCACTTAAGGATTCAGCCTGAATCTTATGAGCCAATACAGATAACCGAGGATGTAAGCGTCTATGAGGGTTATGAGGACGGCAGAGAAGAGTACAAAGAAGGCCAAAGTGGTGACATTCAAGACTTCACTACTCCACCTATGGAGATGCAAGAAGAAATTGATTACGAATGTTCGCCAGTAGACTATGTTCACTGGAAAGACTTTGGTCATACGCCAGCTAGGACTTGGGAAGAAGTAACTGAAGTATGGCGCTGGGTCTACATGACCAAAGAGGCCGTTGTAGAAAGATTTGGGAAAAAGATTGCACGAAAGATTCCTTTTGACTCTTCTCCCGATCCTCTTAACAAATACGGCCAACAAAACAAAACGCAAGACAGGGCTAAAATCTGCGAACTTTGGTGCAAGCAAAGCAATAAAGTCTATTGGTTTGCCAAAGGTATGCAAGACATAATTGAAGAATGTGAAGACCCTCTTGAACTAGAAGGGTTTTTCCCATGCTCAAAGCCTTTGTATGCTACCACGACAACAGACAATCTTATTCCTGTACCTGATTTCACTCTTTACCAAGATCAGGCAAACGAACTTGACATTTTGTCGGACAGGATTGACGGGCTTGTTAAGGCGCTTCGCGTCAGGGGTGTTTACGATGCAAGCCAGCCAGCTTTGCAGCGGCTTCTTACTGAGGGTGAAAACAATTCGCTAATCCCCGTCGATAAATGGATGGCGTTCTCAGAAAAAGGCGGCTTAAGGGGAGCTATAGACCTTCTTCCAATTGATACTTTGGCTGCTGCTCTTTTGCAATGTTACCAGGCAAGATCCGACATCAAGAACCAAGTTTACGAGATTACCGGAATTTCTGACATTATTAGAGGCAGCACATTTGCATCTGAAACTGCAACGGCGCAGCAAATCAAAGGCCAGTATGCCGGTCTGAGACTTCGTTCTATGCAAGAAAAAGTCTCAATGTTTGCAACAGAACTTTTAAGAATCAAGGCTCAGATTATTTGCTCTAAATATCAAGACCAAACAATCTTGATGTATTCCGCTGCTGACCAGTTAAGCCAAGAAGACCAGATGCTGATACCAGATGCGCTGGCGCTTCTAAGAGACAACCCGCTGCGCGGTTTCAGAATTGATATTGCTGCTGACAGTATGGTTCAGATCGACGAGCAGCAAAACAAAGCAGACAGAATAGAATTTATGAACGCATTTGCAAACTTTATGCGTGAAGCTGTCCCTGCTGGTCAGGCTGTTCCTGAAATTACGCCAACCCTTATGCAATTAATCAAGTACGCAGTCTCAGGCTTTAAACAAGCAAAAACTGTTGAAGGAACAATTGATACTGCTCTTGAGCAACTAAAACAAAAAGCTATTCAGTCTCAGCAAAACCCGCAGCCTGATCCGGCTCAAATTCAAATGCAAATGGAACAACAAAAGTTCCAGGCTGAAACGCAAGCCGAAACTCAACTGAAGCAGCTTGAGTTCCAATTAGAAAGTGAAATGAAAAAATTAGAAACGCAACTTGACATTCAGAAAATGCAACAAGAAGCAAAACTTGATGCAGAAAAAGAAATCATGGTCGCGCGTATACAAGCAAACCCAGGCATTGATCTGCCGATTGTTGAACAAGCAAAATATGCGGCTGATGCAATAGGTCTTGAAATATCAAAAATACAAGAAGCTGTCGCTCAGATGGCTGAAATTCAAAAACAATCAGAAATCAAACACGATCAAATTATGAATCAATTGGCAGGGTTTATGCAGGTCATAACAGCGCCAAAAAGAATTATTCGCGGGCCGGATGGAAGGGCTATCGGAGCGGAGCCGGTTATAAATAAAGGAGCAATTCAATGAGTGTTCAATTTTCTACTGATGTAAGAGATGATCGTTTAGATCAGATACAGACCACAGTAGGCGCTTCCGCTGTATTGAAAATATGGAGTGGTTCTGTTCCCGCTAATTGTGCTGCTGCTGACAGCGGAACTACTCTTGCGACTTGCTCTTTGCCGTCAACTTGGATGTCTGCTGCCTCTGGTGGTTCTGCCTCCAAATCTGGAACTTGGGAAGATACTTCTGCCGATGCTACCGGAACGGCTGGACACTTTAGAATTTACGACAGCGGTGTAACGACTTGCCATATGCAAGGCACGGTAACGGCAACGGGCGGCGGAGGAGACATGACTGTTGACAGTACTTCTTTTACTGCCGGTCAGTCTTTTACAGTCGTAACTTTTACATTGACCGATGGCAACGCTTAATTGAGATAG